ACCCCAATTATTTCCAGACTCATAGTCTACTTTGTTAGGAACTTCTAGTGTAACAGCCTGTTCCATAATCTCAATAACTTTTTTGGCCTGGTCTTCGTTCTCTATTGATAGATCTAATTCATCATGTATTTGTATATGTGGTATAATACCTTCTTTGTATAATTCTAACATAGCTTTCTTAGTCATGTCAGCTGCACTACCTTGAATTAATTTATTCAAAGCTTTGTATGTGTATGCTCTCCTGATCCCCGGTCCATGTTCCCTGAGTGCTTCTTCGTGAGGCAATGCTTTATGCATACCAAACTGGTTTGGTTCCCATAGATGAAATCTACATAGTCTACCCAGCAGGGTACGTATCTGTCCACGATCCTGTGCTCTGTTAGATGCTTTCTCCATAAGTTGTTTTACAAATGGTACACGAGAATGGTATGTATTAAACAGGTCAGCAGCTTTGTCCTTTGTTACCCCTAATTCTGCTTGCAATTTTGCTTTACCCATGCCGTAGAACAATCCAAGGTTAATTGTTTTAGCCTGTGTTCTAGGTATGTCAGCCATATCAGCTACGGTCTGGTGAAAGTCTGCGCTAGAGTCATTGCTATATGCATCAACTACGTCATAAACAGACGGTAATTTGTACAAAGAAGCATAATGCACTACCAACCTAGGCTCCTGCTGAGAATAGTCAAATACACCCCATCTATGGCCCTCCTCGGGTATAAATAATGACCTAATCTTAGGTCCAAGATCTTTGTTTCTAGCTGGTATCTGCTGTAGATTCGGATTCTGGTAGGAGAACCTACCAGTTACCGTGCCACCCCCAGCGTTACGTAATTGGTTAATCTCTGCATGTATTCTACCTTTGTGTTCGTATCGTAGAATAGAATCTAAAAATGTTGTGTGTGCTTTGTTAATCTCTCTTGCCTGAGCTATCATTTTAACAACAGGGTGTTTGTGTTCTTGTAAAAAATTTTTTGTAAAAGATGGTGATGCTGTTTTTTCTGTACGTGGGTATTCTAATCTTAATACATCAAACACATTTGCAATAGATCTTGCAGCCCATATCTGTGTATCAATATTTGTTTCACCTTTTATTTTGTGTAGTAATTCTTTTTCTTGTGCGATTAATTCTTTTTTCATAGCGTGTGCTCGCTCTATGTCTACACGTACACCTTTGAATCTCATGTCAACCAGACAATGAAACAGATCAGATTCCAGGTCAAATATATCTTCTAAGTCCTGATTAATAATTTCTTTTTTCATTTCTTGCCAAAGACCTAGTGTTACTTCAGCGTCACGTTCAGCGTATGCACCAACATGCATAGCAGGTAGTTTGTACATTTCTGATTTTGGATCTATACCCCACTCTTCTGCAGCTTCTGCAAGTGCAGCTTCGTTCTTACCATAACCAAGATAGTGCCATGATAAACTATTAAGATCATATCTAAATCTATTCTCATCGGTCAACGCTGCAGCTATCATAGTGCAGGCTATGTCACCATTTATTTTTAATCCCATTGCCCGTAGCCAACACACATCATATATTGCATTGTGAAAAACTTTTGTTGCTGGTGATTCTAAAATATCTTTTAACCAAGATAAGACTCTGGTCCTATCCATGTTGCCACCACCTTCGTGTGCAATAGGAAAGTATCCTTTAAAATGTTTTGTTGCAACAGCAATACCTATAACTTCACCATTACCAATAACAGAACCAGATCCTTTTTTAATTAAGTCAGGATCTTTTGTCTCCAGGTCAATTGCTATTTCATCTACATGACGTAGATCTGGGAACTCTGTAGGTTTTACCCATTCTGTTTGTGCTTCAAACTTAGGAATTTTCATTGTAGTCCCTCTCAATAATCATTTCTAAAAAGTGTATTGCTTTCAATATATCTTGCTTCTTTCCTTTATCACGATGTCTGATTATATATTTTATAGCACAACCCTCGGGATATAGCAATTCATTCTCTACTACAAACTTACTTGGCTGTATTTTATATTTTTGATAATGCGATCCTCCGTGTTGTTTATCCCAAACTTTCGATGTCATAACCCTTGTCCTCCTTTTTTGCTGCCATGATGTATAGGTTTTGTTTTGTTCTTGTTACACCCACATACCAAACTCTGTTTTCTTCATCTGACTTTTCATCATTTTTTTCTGATGACTCTCTTATAGTTTTTGTATTGTCTAATATTAATAACACATTGTCAGCCTCACCACCTTTTGCTGCATGTATTGTAGATAATCTTACTCTAGCATCTTGTGATAACTTTTCTCCATAGCTCAACATCTCACGTATGTATAAACATTCTTCATAATCTACTTGAAACTCATCAAACCAGTTTACTGTTTTATCTAAACCAAACTCAGACAGGTCATACATTTTTTCTTCTGTGGGTTTTAAATTACTTCCTATGCATTCTAATATGTCTTTTACTTCTGATAGTGATAAGAGCTCACCTTTCTGCCAACGAGTGTAGTTTAGAATGGTTCTAAACAAAGATACTTTATAACTTTTTCTACCTTTGTATTGAAAATAAATACCTCTATCTTTTAACGAAGGCATAAGTTTTGATAATCTATCGTTATATCTTGCAAGTATTAACCAGTTACCTTCGTGTAGTGGCAGGCCATCTATATCTGTTATGTAGTCTACATCACCTACTTCTTTTCTAGCTTCCCATTGTTTTTTAATTCTTCTATCGTCCGGTATTCTGTCTAATATCTTGTTTGCTATGTCCTGTACTTTTAGTGGGACCCTGTAAGATTGTGGCAAAATTATGTCTTTTTTAGAAAATTTTTGCTGAAATTTTTTTACATTAGCTCCAGCCCAGCCATAAATTGCTTGATCATCATCACCTGCTAGTATAACATATTTGGAATTTTTCGTTATAATATCTACCATTTTCCACTGTATGTTTGATAGATCCTGAGCTTCATCAATAAATGCTATGTCAAACTTTGGACACAATTCTGACACATTAAATTTTTCTATCATGTCTGTAAAATCTACTAATTTGTAAGAATCTTTGTAGTTTTGTAGCTCGTCTGAAATAATTTGTAACAATTGTTTGTCCATGTCCTGTGAATACATACCAGTATTGTATTCATCCTCTATGGATATTTCTTTAATTCTGGCTGCATTGATAAGATTAAAATATTCACTATTAGAATCTACAAATCCAGTAGATTCTTCACCATTAGAATACACTGTCATCTGTATACCAAGTTTTCTACCTATATCTTCGTAGTGTTCGTCTTGTAATACTTCTGATTTTTTTAATCCAAGTCTTGTAAATGCAAGAGAGTGCAGTGTTCTAAAATATTTTAGATCTTTTTTCTCTAACGCTGTGTGATAGTCTAACATTCTATCGACAGCTTCGTTTGCTGCTTTGGTTGTAAATGCAAAATACCCTATCTTATCTATAGGTGTTCCTAATTTTAAAAATGTTTTTACATACTGTAATAACTTTGTTGTTTTCCCTGTTCCCGGAGGCCCGAATAATTTTCTACTGATCACATTATCTCCGTCTTATGTATTAATTTGGTATGGTGTATTGGTACTTCTTCAAATGATTTTATATTTATTTGTACTACATTTTTTGTAGATGAATTATATTTACCAGATTCTTTTGATGGATATCTTTTTTGTTCTAAAAAATCTATTTCACAATCTTTGTATATAACCTGCATCATACGACCTGTTTTATCTTCATTATGTTTCCAATTCTTAGATCGTAGCTTGTCAAAAAATTTATCAAATTTAAAAAATGCTAAATCATTTTCTATCAATACAGATCCAGTTTTAAATGCTGCATCACTTGTAGCTCTAGGTCCATTTATCTTTGCGTGTAATACATCATGTAATTTTTCTTTAGGTGATGTACCAATTGGTGGGTGCACTACTTTTTGTGTAAGATACAATGCATCCATAACTGCTTGTTCTTGATCACCTTTGATTAAAGGTGGTAAAAATCCTGCAGCTTTTGATATAGAGTTACGTCTTTTACGTTGATCATTTAGATGTTCGACAGATCTACAATGCACTGTTGCTGTGCTGATACCATCTGGTTTTGTTACATCAAATTCGTATTCTGGTTCTGGATCTAAATCTATCTTCTTTAGATTAGTAAGCACAGGGTATGCACCTTTTGATCCTGCCAAGACTCCATATTTTTTCTTAACACAAATACCTTTTTTAC